GTCCGAGCGAAAGGGCCTGAACTTTTGACCCTCCCCCTCCCCGGAAACGAGATTTCGTATCATTTCCGCTGTTTTCGATCATTTTTTGATCGTTTTCGACTCCCGCTGCGTCTTGGCCTTGTGGCAATCACGGTTGATCGCCCGCAGGTTGCCATCATCGTCCGTTCCACCGTGAGCCAAGGCCACGATGTGGTCAACCTCGTGCGCTTCGCGGATCCTGCCAAGCCTGACGCAGTCGTCACACAGGCAGAGATACTGGTCACGCTTCAATATCCGCTCGCGGATCCGGCGCCAGGGACGGCCACCCCGACCCGATCCTTTGCGGGTTGCCCAGGCCTTGGCCTGCTCGGCAGCCAGCTCGGCGTGTCCGTCACAGTATCCATTTGCGTTCCGGTGCAGCGTTCGACAGCCCTGAGCCCTGCACGGCCGTTGCGGTCTCAGCGGCATGGCGAACCGTCCAGATAGTGCGTGCGTGGCAGTTCGTCTGGGTCGACGGCCGTATCGTCAGCCAGAGCTTCGATCAGGGCCAGGTTCTGGCTTGCGATCGTCTCCAGCAGGCTGGTTTGTTTCTGCTCCTGCTCCAGAATCTGCTGGATCAAAGAGATTGCGTGCTCGTTCACGGGCGACCCTCATCCATTTGTTAATCCATTCACGCCGTGCGGCGCAGCCTGAACATGTCGTCACAATCTTTTACACTCCAAGCCTCTGACAGAAATCGAGATTCTTTGCATGCCTAACAGACCGAGCTGGCTTACCGTGGGAGTACTTGGACTTGCTTTAACCGCAGCTACGCACCTTGGCACTGTTGCTTTCAAATTCGGCCAGCAAGACACTGCTCTAGCAGCCCAGGCTGCGAGGAATCAGGAACTGAGCGCCGAAAGGGATCGGCTTTACAATGTCATTGGGGATTGGAAAAAAGCCTACGAATCCCAGCAATCGTTGCTGCAAGCAGCGCAAGCCGACGTTGTTCGTCTACGAAACGACCGGTGCAATCCTATCTACGATCAAGTCTACGATTTGAAGCAATCAATCAACTTCCCACGTCGTTACGGCTTCAATGATGCAGACGTTGCAAACTTTCACATCATGCTGCAGGAGTTCCAGAGGACCCTTCAGGCTTGCTATCAAGCGAAATGATCGGTCGCATTGTGCTTAGTCAATCCGCACGATCTTGGCCACGTTGCCCTTGGCACGGCACACCAGAACGGCGGCCAGTAGGTAGAACGCAGTGTTGAACCAAGACGCATCGGCGAACTCGTCGTGCATCACCATGCGGCCAACGAGGCTGACGCACTGCATGCCCGTCACAGCGCAGGCCGCCCACGCCATCAGCGATATGCCCAGCTTGTAGCGGGCATCTGGATACGGCCGGTAGCGCAGGCCGATCATCACGAAGATGACGGCGCACAATGCGGCCTGGATAACGGCAACCATTCAACCCTCCTTCCTGGCTCGCAGGCGGAAGACCCACTGCAGCCAGGTCGGCATGCGGCCGGTCTGCATCCACTCCAGCAAGCCGGAGAACGTGATCACGCAGAGAACACCGCAGACAAAGGCGCTGAAGCCGGCGGTCTGGGTCCAGGCCCGGCCCATCAGTTCAGCCGCACCGAAGTAGCCCCCGATCCAGCCGGCCAGAAGGTAGCCGACGCGACGCCAGGTGCTGATGTCCTTAGCGAACACCACATAGAAGAAAGCCCCGCCGAACGCGCCGACCAGGGCAGCGAGATCCAGCTGAGGAAATGCAGCACCCAGGCCGACGCTGGCAAGTACGCCGGTCACTGCGAGGGCGCCGGTACTTGGCTCGGCCATAAGCACTGCTCCATAAAAAAGCCCCGGCATATGCCAGGGCTCAGAAACGACAAAGCCCAGCTCAATGGCCGGGCTTTTGTAGTGCCACTCCTCAGCAACGCGCAGGAATGACAGGATGGGGAAATAATCGGCCATGCGGCCATTTGATGTCAAGCGGCATTTTCCATCGAAAGACCTTCGTAGCTCAGGATGTCGGCCGCAGCATCCAGCGCTTCTTCGGCCATCTGCTTCAGCACGTCCTCGATGTCCTTCTTCCAGCGGCGGCGAGTTCGCTCAGGTCGAGCATCCGGGTCCCACCGGTTGATATCGTAGAACTGAGCCGGCAACACGATCATGTCGCTCGACCGCTTTCCCTCGGCGCCCTTCATCTTCGGGATCGCCCAGGCCGTAACTGCACTGGTGATGAACAGCTTCGGAGCATGGGAGGCAACCATGGGGATCAGGCGGCTGATCGACTGAACCTTTCGCCCCTTGTGAGTGCTGAATTTCGCCACCAGGACATCCCAGTGCCGCGGCTTCAGCTGGCTGTGCAGCCTGGCGAACACCCAGCAGTCAGCATCCATACGGCTGATTTCGCCGCGCTCTACCGACCTGCTCAGGGTTGCCATGTCGTGGCCGTCTTCGCTGCCGGGCTCGTATAGCTTTTGCCAGGCCTGCTTGCTGGTGTTGTCGATCGCTTCTGCAGCCAGGGCCGAGACGACCGCCGCGAGTACGCTGCTGTAAATCATGTCCTTCCCCCTCAATCCCCGGTGTAGTTGCTGCCCCCGGCGCCGAGCCGGTTGCCTTCCTGATAATGCGCACCCGGGCCGGTGGCCCGAGGCTTCTTCAACTGCTCGATCTGCTGGAGCGCGGCCCGAAGCCTCATGCTGAGCTGGGTCACCAGTTCATCCAGGGCCAGGGCCTCGCCGGTTGCGGCCGCCACAAAGCCCGAGGCGTTGCAATGGTCGCATGGCAGTTCGTGAAACAGGCCCTTGGTGACCGCTCTCCCACGGCACAAAGGGCACTCTTCCAGCTCGATCACGGCCTTCTTGAAAGCCGGGCCGTGCTTCTTCATCAGCCGACCACCTTGAAGCCTTGGGCGCGCAGCGACTTCTCGGCCACCTCGTGCGCCCACACGGCGTCCGGATCACCCATCTGGACAGGAAACGGATTGGTCACGCGCAGCGCTTCACGGCATGCCAACCAACCTTCCCGGCGAGCCTGGAAGACCACTTCCTCCGCAGCCATCCAGCAGCCCTTACAAGTCACGACGTAATCACCAACTGCCGGGTCCCATTTGATGCCATCCGGGACCGGGAAGCGGCGCTCGAACTCGGCGCGGATCTTGTCGTCGTTCTTCATTTCGAATCCTCGCTAATTACAAATGCGGTAAGGTCGCTCGGCGCCACGGCTGCTGGGGCCTCGGGCGAGTTCTGCGAAATTTCGGATAAGGCCTTGGTAAGGCCGTGGATGGCTGAGAAGCCAACCCGATCAAGCCAGGCGTGCCACTTCTCCAACGCTGCCCGGCGCTGCTGCATGGCCTGGGTGTGGATGTAGGTGCTGGCGATCTTGCCCAGCGTGTGATTCAGCAGCATCTCGCCGATGTGGCCGTCGATGCCGAGGTCGGTCCAGGTGCTGCGGGATACCTTGCGCAGGTCGTGGCTGGTCCATTCACCCTGTCCCAGGCGGGTGAACACGGCGCTGGCCTGAGTCTCGCTCAACGACAGCCCGCGACGGTTCGGGAACAGATACACGCCCTCGTAGCCTCCGGCCTGCTGAATGGCCCGGTACCGGATCAGCAGCGCCTCGACCTGGGCGGTCAGTGGCAGACGGTGCTCGGTTCGGGTCTTGGTGTTCGCCGCGGGAATGAACCACTCGGCCGCCGCCAGGGAAACCTCGCTCCAGCGCGCCATGCGGGTCTCGCCGATACGGGTGCCATGGGCCAGCATCATCAGGGCCAGCATGGCGTCACCCGGTGCCGCTTCGAAGGCCTGGGCCAACTGCTGCATCAGCTCCGGCAGCTGCACGTCACGCAGGCGGGCGGCCTTGGGCAGGATCTTGGCCTTGGTGAAGTCGTTGAAGCGCATCCCGGCCATCGGGTTTCGGTCGATCAAGCCCAGCTGCAGGGCCTGGCGGAAAGCGGTCAGCAGCAGCGCGAACATCTGCCGCAGGTAGGACAGCGACACCTCGGCCTGGCACGGCCACATCAGCTGCTTGTCCAGGGTATCGGCGGTTACGTCGGCCACGGCCAAGTCATACAGGCGCGGCTTCAGGTGCTGGGCAATGGCAGAACGGGCGCCGGCCTTGCGTTTCGCTGACAACGAGCGGTCACGCGCCATGCGGTCGCCGTACCAGTCCAGCAACTGACCCACGGTGACCATGCCCGAGACCACCGGCGCCGTGGCTGGGGAGCGCAGCAGGCGTTGACGCAGCGCCGGCAGCTCGGC